AAACAACAGGGCGACCAAACTTGTCGTAATCTCTATTGCCACTTTCAATGTCGCGTATCTTTTTAAACTCACCGTCATAGGAACCGGTGTCTGTTGGAGTCTTTGATGTTTTGCTTGGCTTTGGTGTTTTGCTTGGCATCGGTGGTAGAAACGTTGGCAATTTTTGTTTTTCCTGATCTAGTTTTTGTATTTTGTCCAGTATGGCTTGATCGTTGGTATCGTCATACTTGTAACCAGGAACAGGCTGGTCAGCACCAATTCTCTTTTTTATTTCATCATCACTGGCTGTGGGTGCTGTTACTGGTTTCAGCGGTCCGCCAAATGCTGGCTTATCTGTTGAAGATGCTGTGTCAGGAACTTGTCCTTTGCGGATTTTTTGTGCAATACCACTCAAGGTATCACCAGACTTGACTGTGTAGGTTGTGCCCTTGGGCATGACAACACCATCTCCAATGTCCAGCACTTGTCCGGGCATGATCACGTCAGGATTTGTTAGGTTATTGCGAGCCGCAATGGTCCGCCAGTTGGCCACGTTGTTGTTGAATTCTTTTAGTCTCATTATCTTTTAATAGTAGATGTCAAATTTGGCGTCGTTGTAGATGCCTTGAGCCTGAGAAGCCAGGTTGACAATAAGTTGGGGCGGCATGGCCTGTAATAAAAAATCAGAAAAATCCATGTCATTATGATGTTCACTATCAAAGTAGGCACGCCAGGCATCGTGTAGTGGACCTTGTTTGGAGTTCAGCCACTCAAAGCCGTGATCGTCTCGCATAGCGGAAATTCTATCTACCAATTTTTGCAATACCTTGGCTTCACGTTTTGGCAAGGGTGACACATCCGTTGGCATAGAGGCTTCTGTGATGATATCTGCATACTTCCTAAAAAATTGTGGATCCATTTAAATCTCCGTATTGATTTATTTAGCCAATAACAGAAGTAGGCGGTTGTGAGCCTGCATGTGTGCGACCAAATTTCAGAACTTGCACGTTAATTTATTTTGTTGTTTGAGTTGATCGATCAAACTTCTTTAAACTAACAACGTTGTTCTTATTTGCAGATCGAGTTGGCAATTTATACGCACGGCTGCCGGCAGACAAATCATTTTTAAACTTTAATTTTCCAGCCTGATCTTTGTCAAATAATGGATGGTGTCCACCCAGTATAAATGTGCTACTACCATCCTTGTGGTGTATGGTTACCCCATTGTGTTGATAACTGATCTTATCCCCAGGCACAGCAGTGTGTTTTAATGCCCAGGCGTATTCAACGTCATCACCAGTGATATCTTGTGGAGCGTCAATTTTCTTTTTCGAGAATCCAACTACTTCCCCTTCTGGCATACTAAGGCGGCGTTCTGCTTCAGTGATGTATTGTTTGAACGTTTTCATAGAATTATTTACTCACTTTCCGTTTTCCTCTACCCAAGGTACCTACATCAGTTTTGGGTTCAGCATTGGCCTTGGCAGCTCGAGCACCCGGACCGGTCAAGCGTTTGTTTGTAACACGATCCAGGGCCTGTGTACTGGTTTCATTGTCCCAACTGGCTTTTTTGTACTCAGTGAGTTTTTCCAGCAATGGCCCTTTTTCAATAAGGTTGCGCAGGTATATGCCGCCCTTGGGCTTGTTTTCCTTCTTGGTTCTGATCTTCAACAGTCTGTTTTTAGGATTGCCTCGTTCGTGAATTATGACTTCAGGCCAGGTCTTGTCACCATCATATGTGGCCGCTAGGTCTATGGATTCTAATTTTTCTTTGAGTTTGTTGAATCTCAAGATCTTAAAGCCGCCGTCGCTGAAGTCTACTAATTCTACCTTGGGATCGCCCAGAGTGGCAAAGTGTGTGATGCCATGTGCAATACCGTCGATCATGCTGGCTTCTTGTTCAGCTGTGGCATTTTTAAGTTCACGATCAATTTGCTTGGCTGCATACTGATATACTTTTTCAAATGCTGTTCTGGGATCGCCTGCTTTGGTTGCTTTTCTAAATGCAGACAACGCCGGATCAATGTTCACACCAAAGTAATTCCACAGGGTCTGTTGTGTCTCTTCACTGTCACCACTGACTTGACCAAACTGTCCAATTCCGCCCACTTTCAAACTGGTGTTGAGTCTAAGTTTTCTTGGATTACCATCTTCGTCAGCCACATACACCCACACATCAGTTTTTTGTTCGGTTTCCCCGGTGACACCGTCGGCCATGATGGTGATTTGATCAGCACGACCATTGATGTAGAAATACCGGCTGTAGCGTTCAGCGTCTGAGCTGTTGACATAAGCGGCGGCACTGGCGTATTCATCAGCTAATAATGTTCGCTTGGTGGAATCCATGAGATCCTGATAAGGGCCGGTTTTGAGTCTCAACACAAAGGTAATGCGATCAGCATGTTCATTGTCGTAGTCTTCTACTTCTACTTCGTATTGGTCTTCCCCAGTTTTCTTCAAACTGTCCAACACACCACCAATATCTGCTGGAGTAACTGTGCCAATACCCTCACCGGGCTCACGTTTGACAAACTTGGCAAACATGGCTGCACCCAAGATGCCTTCTGACGTTTCGCCACGATTGCCAATTTTGCCAACATCTTCAGGATCATCTGTTTTAGCACCATTGTACACATTGAAACATGGTCCAATAGTAGACGAGGTTCCAGTTACTAGAATGTATTGTCCAGCAGGGTTGGAGAACAGATATCCATCGCCACCTTTGCCCACTGCAACATTGGGCAAATTTAGTATTTCTTGATCGCCCAATTCACTGGTGTCTTGCATGGTCAATGGCGCCGTGGCATCAAACCCTTGTTGTTGCATCAATTGCAACAGTGCTTGACCGTTTTGGCTGCCAGTGGCCACAGCAAATTGAGTTCCAGCACCGTATTTGGGCTTGGAAATAGTGACCTCATTTACTATAGAATCGAATATATTGAGCAAGTCGCGCATTGGTTTTCCGTGAGAAGTATGTTATACTTATGCAACCAACAAGGAGACCCTGTGTCAAATTTAGTACCCATAGTTTTAGAACAAACCGCCAAAGGCGAACGCAGTTACGACATCTACAGCCGCTTGCTAAAGGACCGTGTGATCATGCTGGACACAGAAGTTTCAGAACACACAGCCAGTTTGATTGTGGCACAACTGCTGTTTTTGGAAGCAGACAATCCTGACAAAGACATCAGCCTGTACATCAACTCACCGGGCGGATCAGTCACAGCAGGCATGGCCATCTACGATACCATGCAGTTTATCAAGCCAGGAGTACACACCATTGTGATGGGACAGGCGTGTAGCATGGGTTCACTGCTGGCACAAGCAGGCAGCCCAGGCAAGCGTTACATTTTGCCCAATGCCCGACACATGATTCACCAACCGTCGGGTGGCGCACGTGGACAAGCCACAGACATGCTGATTCAAGTGGAAGAGATTTTGTATATGAAGAAAAATTTAACAGGTATATATGTTAAACACAATTCAGCAGGCCAAACATTTGATCAACTCACAGCAGACATGGAACGTGACAATTTCATGAGCGCACAACAAGCAGTTGACTATGGTCTTGCCGACAAGATTGTGGAGAACCGTGTCTGACCAAAAAATATTTTGCAACACACCTTGGTACGAACTGCACATCTATTGGGATGGCAGTTTAGGTATCTGTTGTCAAGAGGATCATAAACTCTACAGCTCTGGCGAGCAATATAACATTGCTTGTATGTCTATTGCTGACTGGTTCAACAGCGAACCAGTTCGCAATTTTAGACAACAAATTTTAGGCGATACACCAGTCAGTGCATGCCGTATATGCTATCATGAGGAGCAGCTGGGTGCAAACAGTCGTCGGCTGAGAAGCAATCAAAAAAGTGCGATTTTTACTCAGGCCTTTTTGCCCAGCTTTGAACAAAGTCCTGGAAGAAAACATTTTGTTGCATCAGGTGTTACCAGCACACATCCTGTGGACATACATCTCGATCTTGGCAACTATTGTAATCTTGCTTGTAAAATGTGTGGCCCACAAGCATCCAGTGTGATTGCCAGCCAACAGGTGCAGTGGGGCACGGAATCCAGCAAGCAATATGTTGGTACTGATTGGACCAAAAACAAAACAGTCTGGAATAGTTTTTTGCAACAACTGTTGGATATCCCCGGCCTTAATAATATACATCTCATGGGCGGCGAGACACTGCTGACTAACCGATTTGAAGAGTTGGTGGATCACATGATTGCCCACAACAGATTTGATGTGTGTTTTAGTTTTGTGACCAATGGTACAATTTTCAAACCAGATCTGATTGAAAAATTGTCAAAGTTTCGTCGAGTGGGCATCGAAGTCAGCATTGAGGCCATGGATGAGCACAATGCATATCAACGTCAAGGCACTGACACAGCACAAGTTTTAGAAAATATCAACCGTTATCAATCAGCATGCAACGGAACATCAATTACGGTAACAATTAGACCGGCCGTGAGTTTGTTGACCATCGGGTACCTGCCAGATCTGTTGCAATATTGTTTGGACAAACAGTTGTTGATCAAAAGTTTGATAGTCACAGATCCAGAGTTTTTGGATCCAAAAATATTGCCACAATCTGTGAAAGATCAATATTTCAAAAAATATCAATCTTTGTCTCAGCAATTGCTCATGACGCAAGTGGTCACCGATTACAATGCCAGCGACCCAAAAAACTGTGCAATGATTGTCAAGCAACATATTGAAATGTGTGTGAATGTTCTGAACACTGCAACACCCAATGATGTGCAACAACAATACCAGCACCTGGTAAAGCATTGTCAAAAATGGGATCAAATTTATGGTTATGATGCTAGAAAACTGTATCCCGAACTGTCAATTATATGGGATCAATATGACTACTGAATGCCCAGTTAAAATGACAGTGACTCTGCAACCTGTGCAATCACCGTCGGTCACAGTGGCCGCAGGAAAAATTACTCACACACAAAAATTGTTAACAACAACCAGTTTTGATTTTGATTTTGTGGCTGTGACCCGAGCAGCATTGACGGTCGAACATCACGGCAAATCAGACTCAGATGTTGACACCGCTGTGATAGTGCAACGCATTGAATTTTACGGAATTTCTGATTCACGATTTATCTGGGCTGGAACATATTATCCTGTATATCCTAACCATTATCCAGATCAAAAATTTAAACTACCCGGACAAGGATATCTGGGCTGGAACGGCACCTATGTTTTAGAATTCCAATTGCCAGTGTTCTCTTGGATACATCAAATACAAGATCTAGGTTGGCTCTATCAGTAGTAGTAACGATAGCCACGACGATACGCATCAGCCTGACGCTCACGGTTGGCAATAAGTGCTTGGACGAACTGTTTCAAATATTTCATATCACACCTTGTCGTTGTTGTTCATAGTGATACTGCCGTTCCCAGTGTTCTACATCAGCGGCACTTTGTGGGTGGCGGTTGGCAATGTACTGTTCCAGTCTGCTTTGATAGTCGCTGCCGGGGAACATGTCTGCCAGGCGTTCTAGTAGATTTACTAACATAATTTTTCCTCTGTGTTTGCACTGATATTTATCTCATGGTTTCTACTGAGTACTACTTTGGTACTACTTTTGGGGTGGTTGACCAATAATTCGCCAAATGCTATAATACGGCATACAAACAA